CGGCTCCCCTGTAGGTGACAGCCGGTCCACGGCTGCGCGGGCCGCCGCTAAAGCAAAATGGAACAAGAGCTATGGCGCGCCTGCGTAAAAAAGCTGGCGTAACGCTACTACACGCCTATGAGGCCGAGTACCGCGAAATAAAAGAATGGTACAAGTGGCGGCTCGACCATACACCTGCTCCTAAGTGGGGCAGGTGGGAGCCTGTATGCATCGGCCCCACCTGGAAAACCGACAAAGATGGCCGCTGGTTACTACCTGAAAACACACTAGGCTGGGATGTGCTCGCCTGGTGCGGGAAATGGCTGAAAAACCCTGACACGCAAGAGCCCTGGACATTCACTATGGAGCAGGCGCGCTTTATCTTGCATTGGTTTGAGATCAACCAAAAAGGCAAATTTGTATACACAAAGGGAGTTTTTCAGCGCCTCAAGGGGTGGGGTAAAGACCCCATGGCCACAGCCCTGTGTCTAAACGCGTTGGTCGGGCCGTCGCGGCCTGCGCTGAAAAACGGCGTCTGGGTGGGCGAGCCGGAGCCTAACGCGATGGTGGAGGCGTGCGCGGTCTCGCAGGATCAGACCAAAAACACCATGGACCTAGTGCCGGGCCTGCTAACCGCTGAGGCTAAAAACTGGTATGGCATCCAGCCCAATACTCTAGCCGTACATGCTATGGGTGGCACTAGGAAAATGCTCGCCACCACCTCGAACCCCAAGGCCATCGAAGGCCACAGGCCGTCTCTAGTGATACGTAACGAAACGCAGAACTGGGTGGCCAACAACAATGGCCTGGAAATGGCCAAAGTTATTAACGGCAATATTTCTAAAACCACTAAAGCACGTCAAGCGCGCATACTAGACATTTGTAACGCCTATGTGGATGGGCTGGGCTCTCACGCGCAATCAATGCGCGAGGGGTGGGAGGGTACCCAGGGTGACAACCCTGATCAAGAATTTTTTGGCCTACTCTACGACTCTCTAGAGGCCCCGCCCGAGGCCCCGCTCACCCCAGAGGAGGCGCCCGACGTGATCCGGGCTGTGCGCGGTGACTCCACCTGGCTGGATATTGAGCGCATCGTACAAGACATTATGGACCCCACCAACCCACCCAGTGAGTCCCGCCGCAAATGGTACAACCAGATCCAGAGCGAAGAGGATGCCTGGGTTACAGCCACAGAGTGGGACCGCTGCAAAGACAACACACTGCTACTAGACCAGGGCGACGAAATCGCGATTTTTTTCGACGGCGGTAAATCAGATGACGCCACCGCCGCTGTAGCCTGCCGTATAACCGACGGGGCGGTTTTTACTGTGGGCATGTGGCAGCGGCCCCCCGAGGTACGCGCCCGCACCTGGGTCGCGCCCCGCACCAAAATAGACGATACAATCCGCCGCTGGCTCGACGAATATAACGTAGTGGCGCTATGGTGTGACCCCTCCCACGCGCGGGATGATGAGACGATGGAGCTTTTCTGGCATGGCATCGTAGACGGCTGGCACCGAGACTACAGCAGCCAGCTACGCCTATGGGCCAGGCAGGGCCGCGACGGCCACTCCACCATGTGGGACATGTCCGACCCCAAACACTCAAAAGATTTTGTCGAGGCCGTAGGCCGCACCACCGCTGAAATCGCCGACGCGCAGCTACTACATGACGGCGAGGTGAGGCTCCGCAACCACGTGCTCAACTGCCGCCGCGTCCCCACCAAATGGGGCATGTCTGTAGCCAAAAACCACCGCGAGGCCCGCCGGAAAATCGACCTCGCCGTCGCCATGATTGGAGCCCGCCACATGCGACGCATCTACATGAACAGCAGGCGGCGCTCGCGGCGTGGCTCCGGGCAGGTATGGTAGTAAGTATGGACGAAAAGAAGCTGCAGCAAATCATTGACCAGGCGACTGTGCCTAATCGGAATATCTCCCTGGCAGATAAACTAATGGCGCTGGGCAGCGAGTATAGCGAGAGCAATATCATCTCTGTCGGCGAGACCTACAATAAAGAGACCGAGAAACGACGGCTACGCGCAATCTCAGCCACCCCCATTGTGCGTCTACTAGTGGAGCAGACCGCACAGCAGATGGTGGCTGACGGCGTATCCTCCCAAAAGACGCCTGACACTCGCAGCATGTGGGAGCCGTGGGAGAAAAATGGACTGCCCTCCGCCCAGACGGCCCTGTATGCTGCCGCTCTCACCTACGGTGAGGCGTACGCTGTGGTACTCCCAGCCGTAGGCACCCCCCTCACCTACGATGAGACATACGCGACGGTAGTCCCAGGCATAGATGCCCCGCAGGCGTCGATCCGATGCTACTCGCCGAAAATGCTCACGGTCCACTATGAGGATATGGCTGGTGATGAGTGGCCGCAGTGGGCAGCGATCTGCCTGGGTGACCGCTACAAAATTTTCACGTCCGATGCGGCCTATGATGTAACCCTCGACAAGGGCCGTATCGCCTCAATCAGCGCCACCCCCCACACTGTGGGTGTCTGCCCCGTGATCCGCTACGCCCCCAACGCCGATTTGGAGGGTGTCAGTGTCGGCGAGCCGATCCGCTGGCGCATCCCCGCCGAACGATTCGCCAAAACAGTTTCAGACCGACTCCTAGCACAACATTATAATTCGTGGAAGGTCCGCACCGTAACCGGCCTTGACCGGCCAGAAACCGACTCCGAGGCGCTAGAACAAAAGGCCAAACTGTCGAACGACACGATTCTGACCGGTGGCGAGGGGGTGCAATTCGGCACCCTCGACGAAACGCCGCTAGATGGTTTTTTGAAGGCGGAGGCCGCCGACCTCGCAACCATCGCCGCCCTAGCCCAAAAACCAGTATGGGCACTCTCAGGCAGTCAGCTAGTAAACCTCTCTGCCGACGCTATCGCCGAGGCCCGCAGCTCTGAGCGACAAAAAATCCAGGCACTACAGCGCGCACTGGGCCGTAGCCACTGCCAGCTACTGCGCCTCGCAGCCCACATCGAGGGCCGAGCCGCTGATGCCGCCGATTTCTCCCTACGCATCACCTGGCAAGACACTGAGGCCCGATCCCTATCACAGTCCGCTGACGCGCTAGGGAAAATCGCCTCCCAACTCCAAGTGCCCGCGCAAAAGCTCTGGGATATGATTCCCGGCGTATCAAAAGACACCGCAGACCAATGGCGAGAATATGCAGAAACCCACCCCAACTCCGAGGCCGCACTCACAGATTATCTACGATCCACGGCCCTGACTGATACAGGCGCTAATGGCTAGGAATGAGGCGGCCCGCCGTCTGACCCAAGAGCATAAAATCTCGCAGGCCCGCCTAGCTGATGCGACTAGTCAGGCTGTGATTGAGCGACTAGCCAAGCTACTAGACCCAAAAAATATTGACGGCACTCGGGGCCGCTGGCTAGCCGAGGCGACAGCGATAGTACATGCCGCATCGCAGGCCAGCGCCTCCGAAACCGAGCACTACCTAGAGCTATACGCAGAAAAAGAAGGTAGACCGCTACGGATCGTGCTAGATCGGCCCACCCCGGCAGCAATCGCGCGCAGCCTGGATATCTCAGGCCCCATAACTTTTAAAAGCGCAATCAAAAAAGGTGCAGAAGGGGCTCGCGCCCTGGCTATCGCGCGCACCAGGGCGGGAGGCGCTGCCCAGCGCGCTGTGCGAGATACAGGCCGACGCTCAGTAATAAAAACAGCCAGCGCCTCCCACGCCCGCTGGCGGCGCGTCACAGACGGGCACTCATGCGCATTTTGTGCGATGCTCGCCGCTCGCGGCCCCGTCTATAGTGAAGATTCGGTAGATTTCATAGCCCACGGCCACTGCGGCTGCGACGCCGAGGCATGCTTTGAGACCCCCGCCCAGTGGCTAGATGAGTATGCAACAGACGCCGAGGTGGCCTGGGTAAACGCCTACCACGACGCAGCAGAGGTGGCCAGCGCTCGCGGCCAGGCGCGCGTAGCGCCCGCGATCAAAGAAAATCGCCGACAAGACACAATTTTGTTTCGTATGCGCAGGCTACACCCTGAACTTTTTAGTGATGGCGTGTACTAGTAAAAAACATTTTGCCGTATGA